TCCAATATTGGACGCCAACGGCAATCAAGAAGAATATTATTCTGTTAAGTATTCCGTTCTTTACATGAAGGCGGTCAAGGCATTGCAGGAGGCAATGGAAAGAATTGAAACCCTAGAGGCGAAGGTATCGGCTCTGGAAAATTAAGAAGGAAAAGACAAAATGGAAGCTGAAGAAAAAAAGGCTATCATTACAGTTGACGATGTAGACTACACAGAAGACCAGCTATCTGATGATGCAAAAGTCTGCATCAGCCACATTGACAGCTTGGATCGGAAAATCCGTAGCGCACAGTTTAATTTAGACCAGCTGCGTGTTGGGCGTGAAGCATTCATCAATATGCTGAAAGCTGAATTGCCAGAGTAGCGCAGACAAACAAATCACGCATTGGGCCGCATCAACGCGGCCTTTTGCATTTGTTACCCGATGTGCTATATTGCCTGTAACTATATAGAGGGTTCACATGCCGCTGATTGATTTAGACATCCCCGCTGGCGTTTATCGAAATGGCACAGATATGCAAGCGCAGGGTCGCTGGCGTGACACAAGCCTTGTCCGCTGGCGCGATGGTTGTATGCGTCCCGTAAAGGGATGGCGTAAGCGTTCCGACGATGCAGCCAATGCGTCAGTGCGCGGCATGATTAACTGGGAAGACAACACGGGCAATCGGTTTATAGCTGGTGGCACATACAATAAGCTGTATGTCTGGCAGCCCAATACAGATATTGTTGACATTACCCCAGCGGGCCTGCTGTCGGGTCGCCCAGATGCTGCGGCATTCACAGGCTATGGCGGCGGATTTTACGGGTACTATGGTTATGGTGTGGCGCGTCCTGAGATTGGGAATATTGCCCCCGCAACATCTTGGCAGCTAGACACATGGGGCCAGTATCTTGTCGCCGTGAGTAACTTTGACCAAACTATTTACGAATGGCAGCTTGATTTTACCACGCCAACTGTTGCCGCCGCAGTATCAAATGCACCATCAGCATCAGGCATTGTTGTGACACAAGAACGCTTCCTGTTTGCGCTGGGCGCAGATAGCAACCCGAAACGCGTGGAATGGTCAGACCGCGAAGACAATACCACATGGACGCCCGCAACAACGAACGAGGCTGGCGGCTTTGAATTGGAGACATCAGGCGACATCCTTCTAGGCCGTGCTGTAAACGGCGAAACGATGATCCTGACCACCCGCGACATGCACGTTGCCAAGTATATCGGCCCACCATACGTCTATTCATTTGAACGCGCTGGTTCGGCCTGTGGTGGCGTTTCTAAGCATTGTGCGGCAACATTCGATGGCGGCGCGGCATGGATGGGTGTCAACAGCTTCTTCTTGTATAACGGCGGCGCAGCACAGAAATTGCCATGCGAGGTGTCGGACTATGTGTTTAACGACATAAACCGCGCGCAGATTTCTAAAGTGTTCGCAATGACAAATTCGACATATAACGAAATCTGGTGGTTCTATCCAAGCGCAGGGTCGCTGGAAAATGACCGCTATGTGTCTTGGAACTATGTCGAAAACATCTGGATGACAGGTGAAATGGCGCGTACCGCTGGATGTGACCGTGGCCCATTCCAATATCCAATGATGGCTGATCCAAGCGACAACAAGATTTACGAACACGAAATCAGCTATAACTATCACGGCCTGACCCCATACGCCGAAACAGGCCCGATACGCATTGCAACAGGGGATCAGATCATGAAGGTGACGCGTCTTATCCCTGACGAACAAACGCAGGGCGATGTGACAACCACATTCAAGTCGCGGTTCTATCCAAATGGAACAGAACGCACCTACGGGCCGTACACAATGGCAAACCCGACATCTGTTCGTTTTTCTGGGCGACAAATCAGAATGCGTATTGAGGGTGACCAGTTGACCGATTGGCGTTTAGGTATCAACCGCATTGACGCTGTTTCTGGTGGTCGCAGATGACGCAGCAGTATCAGCCACCAACGCCGCAGGGCAATGACTGGATGACATGGGCGCGTCGATTGGCGACATATCTTAGCCAAACCCGTTCTGCACTTGTTCAACAAACAGGCGATGAACGCGCACCTGACGATGGCATTTTGATGTGGGATCGTGCAAACGCCTATCCCGTGGTTTCAAGGGATGGCGAATGGCGGCAGATTGTTGTTGCTGATGGTTATGCGTTCTTTGGTCAGGATAACGACATCACGGCAGCGGCAGTAAATACGGCATACGCAATAACCTATGATGCACCAGCAATGTCCAGCGGCATTTCGCAGGGTTCCCCCGCAAGTCGCATTGTCTTTGAAGAAGGCGGCACATACCTGTTGGCCTTTTCTGCGCAGCTTACGTCAACGTCATCAAGCACTGTCGCATTTCGGTTTTGGCCCCGCATAAACGGCACAGACGTTGCGGGAAGCACGATGGTGGCGAACCTTCACCAAAACGATGCAACGACAGTAATATCCCGCACTGCGATTTTCCAAGTTTCCGCTGGTGATTATTTGGAAGCGATGTGGGCGACAGACAGCACATCTGGATATTTGGAAGCTACGGCGGCGACCGCATATGCCCCCGCTGCACCTTCAACATCCCTATCGGTCACGCGCATTCGTGCCTAGGGGTGTCAACGCAATAAAAATATGCTATAAAGCATATAAGTAATGGAGTTATTCAAATGGGCATACAAGATTTCTTGTTCGGAACGCCAGACCAAGAAGGACAACTTGATCCTGAAACAAAAGCGGCCCGTAATTTTCTTTTGAACCGCATGATGCAGTTGCAATCGGCTGGCCCAGTAAATGTGCCGACCTATGTAGCGCAGACGCCGCAGTTCGCAACCGCTGGTCAAAACCAACTTCTTGCGGCCTTGGGTATGGATCAAATCACCACACCGTCAATGCCGACCACAGACGTTGGTGGCGTAACGGCCTACACTTCTATGCCATTGCAAACGCAGATGGAACAAGACTTCGCTAAGCGCGCCCCAGCGCAATACGATTACCTGAAATCATTCTATATGGACCCTGTGACTGGCGAAATGGGCATTCGTGCATATAACCCTGACGTGATGGGCTTGGACGCTGGCGGTATGCCGACAGGTGGTGGTGACAGTGGGTATGTTCCTTCTGGCCCAGCAGACCTGAACGCACAGCTTGGTCGTAGCCCATATGACTTGTTTGGTTATCTTACTTCGTACCTGAAGGGTGGGGTAAACAACCCAATCGAAAACCCGACTGAAAAACAAATGCGTGACGCTACACCGCCAAACATGACGTATGATCCAACGGGAAGCAAATATATCGGGAAGCCTATTTCCGAATTGGTAAGCACGCCGAAACCTGTTTACAGACCAAGGACCCCAGCGGCCCCACAGCAACCAAGTTCAACGCCGTCATTCAAAGATACCGTTTCCCAAGTCAAGAGCGACATCAAAGCTGGCTGGGACAAAGTCAAATCAATCTTCGGGGCATAAGCTATGATTAACCCATTTCAACAAGCGCAACAATATCAAGGTCAAGCGGCTGGTGTCTTTGGGCAAATGACAGGCTTCAATGCCCCAAAATACCGCGCCCCATCACTGGGGTCGGCCCCAACATTGGGTAGGGTTTCCGTGGGAAGGTTGCCCACAATGGCTCGCGCAAATATCAGCCAATACATGAACCCATACACGCAAGAAGTCATCGATCGCGGCATGGCAGACATTGGTCGTCAGCAACAGCAAGCGATGAATGTTCTTGGCGGAAATGCGGGTCGTGGTGCTTTCGGCGGGGATCGTTACCAGTTGGCTGAAGCGGAAACGGCGGCGCAGTTCGGTCGTCAGGCATTGGACTTCGGGGCACAACAGCGTCAGCAAGCATTCCAGAATGCCCAAGCACAAGCGCAGTTTGATGTTCAAAACCGGATTGCACGTCAAGAACAGGAAGCGGCTGCGGAACGCGCACGTCGACAATACAATGTCGGTCAACGAACGCAGCGTCAGCTTGACATTCTTGGTCAGCGAAACCGTGCGCAAGACGAAGCGTATCGCCGCGCAATGGGGCAAATCGGCATCCGTCAACAAGGCGCAACGGCATTGCAAGGTTTAGGCCAAGAAGCGTTTACGCGCGGTCAGTACGGCATCCAGCAACAGCAAGTCGCAGCACAGCAACAAATGCAGCAACAGCAACAGTTGCTAGATGCAGCACGTTTGCAGACATTGACCAACTTGGGCTATCCACAGCAATCACTGACATTCGGTTCAGGCATTCTTGGTGGTCTGCCAAGTGCAAGCATCACAGAAAGCGGCAATGCAGGGTTGGTTGATTACCTTGGCTTGCTGGGGATCGGCTAAATG